CCGTATCCTATTCGGTAATCTCGTATCAATGCGCTTGGCTGCTGAACTACTATCCCGCAGAGTGGATGGCTGCGTTCTTGGACAAAGAACCCGAGAAGAGAAAGGAGAAAGCAATCAACATTGCGAAGTCTTTCAACTTCGAGATCAAGCCGCTGGACATAAACACATCTGGTACGGTCTGGGAGATATCAGACGATGGCAAGACGCTCATTCAGCCACTGACTTCTGTGAAGGGTTTGGGTGACGCTGCCATTGCTCAGATTCTAGACAACCGCCCATTCGAGACAATCGAAGAGTTTCTCTTTAATGACGATATTGTTTATTCAAAGTTGAACAAGAGAACGATTGATGTTCTTATTCGATGCCAAGCTTTGAATGGTTTGATGGATGAGAGGTTCACGGGCTTGAAGCACTTCTGGTCCTCGATCATCATCGATCGACCAAAGAACAGAAAGAAGTTCAATGAACAGATCCTTGAGTATGAGCCAGAAGGAGATTTCTCGAAAGAAGAGAAGATTGAATACCTTTCTTCCTTGACAGGAATGTTCCCACTTGATATGATACTAAGTGATGAAACTCGTAACAAGTTGGACAACCTATACATCCCGTCGATCAGCGAATATGATCCAGAGCTTCAATTGTGTTGGTTCATTGCAAGGGAGGTTATTAAGAAGACATCCAAGAATGGAAGGGACTATCTTGTCGTGAATGTTATTGACGATACATCAAAAGCAACAACGATTCGTTGTTGGAATGTAAAACCAGGAGATGAAGTTGAACTAAACAAGCCATATATGGCCAAACTGAAACACGATCCCAATTGGGGATTTAGCACTTATTCGATTAGACACAACTTTAGAGTATTACCATAGGAGGAACAATGTATATTGAGTATTACAAGATTAGAGAACACGCACCTGCACCACGACGAGCAAACCCGTCAGATGCCGGCATGGACTTGGCTTACTGGCCAGAAGATGGGAACGCCATTATCATCAATCCAGGTGAGAGTGTGATCTGTGGAACTGGTCTAAAGTTTGGAGTCCCACACGGATATATGCTTCAGATTATGAATCGATCGAGTGTCGCAGCGAAACGATCACTAGTTGTCGGAGCCCATGTCGTCGATGCTGGATACAATGGTGAAGTTTTTATCAACCTTCACAATATTGGAAAGCAGAAGCGTGTGATTGAGCCAGGAGATCGGATCGCACAAGCAGTTCTCGTTCCCGTGATTCATGCAGCGCCAGTTGAGCATTATGAAGACGAACTTTATTCGCGAGCATATATCGAGAGCAATAGAGGAGATGGAGCATTGGGAAGCACAGATGTTTGAATATAACAAAGTATATCATTTCGATCTAACTGGCACATATTCTTTTGGGGGCCTAAGCGAAGAAGAACTCAACGCGACTTTTCAGAATGGCTCTACTGCTTCGCTTCCTTTCGAAAGACAATTGACCAAGTGGTTCCCGGAACTTACCCATATCCCAGGGTGCAAGCGCCATGATCACATAGATGAAGAAAGTAAAAGATATGATGCAAAAGGCTTTACCGAATCGTCTGGGTGTAAGTTTTTACCTTCTAGTATGGTTGGCACCGGCCGGACAGTTAATCTTGAAAAACTTAAAGAAAGGGTCCAATATTTAGACGGAGGTTATCCAATTATTGACATAATTGACTTTCCAAAAATCAGGGTTATTTTCAAAAGGTCAAAAGAACTATTGCGTGACTACCCCAATGGTAAAATCTCCCTTAAAGAAAGAGAGGTTTTGTTCAGTGAGTGAAAAAGGCTTAGACCAGTTTTTTACCAAGCAGGAGGTTGTGGAGAAAGTTCTACAGAAAGTAGAATTTAATGATTATGATCTAATTATAGAGCCTTCTGCTGGTGACGGTGCCTTTTTCAAACACTTACCTAAAGAGAAGACAATTGCAATCGATTTGGAGCCAAAAGCGAAAGGGATAACTGAAACGGATTTTTTGCACTTCTGCGCTGCAACTAGAATATGGCTTTCCACTTCTTTGTTGAAACTTGATGACAAAAAGATTCTTACTATAGGAAATCCACCTTTTGGAAAGAACTCTAGCCTTGCAAGGCGGTTTTTTAACCTTTCTGCTGAGTATTCTGATGTGATTGCCTTTGTTCTTCCTCGCACATTCAGAAAACCTTCTGTTATAAATCATTTAAATAGAAAGTTTCATTTAATGTATGAGGAAATATTACCGCTTGATTCGTTTTACACTCCCGAAGAGGAATCATACAAGGTACCAACAGTTATTCAACTCTGGGAGAAGAAGAAAGAAGACAGAGAAATTATCCCTGTATATAAAACATGTGAAGATTTTGAATTTGTTAGCAAGGAAAATTTGACATGCGTGCCGCTACAGGTATGGCCTCCCAATCCTGTGTTCGGAGAGGTGAGCTATGTAACTGGCGCTGATTTTTCAATTCAAAGAGTTGGCGGTAATGCCGGCAAAGTATTTGATGGTTGTAAAAGGCATTGGAGGAGTCACCATTTTATAAAGATCAAGAATCACAAGGTTGATGTGAAGGCTATTTTTGAATCGATTGATTGGGAGGTCGCAGATGGGCCGAAGTTTGATACAGTTGGGAACCCCAGCATATCAAAAAATGATTTTATCAGATATTATTTAGAAAAGAAGGTGTCTTGGAGGGCAAATGGATAAACAAACACAAGAAGTAATGTTCAGTTCGAAGTCAAATGAGTGGGAGACCCCACAAGACTTCTATGATAAACTAAACAAGGCGTTCGGGCCTTTCACGCTCGATCCCTGTGCGACAGAGGAGACAGCGAAGGTGTCGGAGAATTATTTCACACCAGCAGACAACGGGCTGTTTCAGGATTGGGATGGGGAGACAGTATTTATGAACCCGCCCTATGGCCGTGAGATTTCTATGTGGCTCAGAAAGGCCTATTCAGAATCTTTGAAGACAGGCACAAGGGTTGTCTGCCTCATACCAGCCAGGACAGACACAAAGTATTGGCACGAATATTGTATGAGGGCAAAAGAAATACATTTCGTAAAAGGAAGACTAAAATTTGGGAATAGCACAAACAGCGCACCATTCCCATCAGCAGTTGTGGTCTTTGAATCACAACCACAAACTATCATCAAAACAATGGAGGCAAGATGAAAGACTATTATATCGTATACACAAAGGATGGGTGTCCATATTGCGACAAGGCAATTGGGACGCTGAGAGAGCAAGAACAGCCATTTATGGTTGGAGATCTCACTCACAATCCAGAACTTCTGGATGAAGTCAAAGAACAGAACAAGATGACTACTGTTCCAATCGTTCAGTATATTGTTCACAAAGAAGTACCCTGGAACGAAAGGCCAATTCCGCACCCCATGCTCGTCGGAGGGAGTGACGATCTTGTCAAGCACTTCGAAGAGCCAGAACCACCTGAAGAGGAGCAGGGTGAAGAAGAGAATTGAAGATAGATATGTGGGTTTTGACAAGGAGCCAGAATTCACAGAGAAATCTTCTTCTTCGAAGAAGGAGCCAGTCGAAGAAGCAGTCGATCACCCGCCCCACTACAATCAAGGGATAGAGGTGATCGACTTCATCGACAGCTGGGACTTTAACTTCACAGTTGGAAATATTATCAAGTATGTATCTCGCCACAAATATAAAAAAGAACCCTTAGAGGATCTTAAAAAGGCGAAATGGTATTTAGACAGGCTAATTAAGAAATATGAAGATTAAAATGAAAGAGTGCTTATCTTTTGATGACGTATTATTGGTTCCACAATACTCGGATGTCAAAAGTAGATCGGAAGTGAATATAGAGAGCAGGCTGGGAAACACGACATTTCCTCTGCCCATCATCTCTAGTCCGATGGACACAATCACCGAAACCGAAATGGCTTTGGCCATGGGTGAAGCAGGCGGATTGGGAGTTATCCATCGCTACTGCACAATTCCAGAACAAGTTGGTTTTGTCAGCTATGAAGGGGTCCGCGCAGCAGCAATCGGCGTGACAGGGGATTACTTTGAGCGAGCCAGTGCTCTACACGGCGCCGGCATCCGTATCTTTTGCTTGGATGTCGCTCACGGCGATCACGTCTTAATGCGTAACGCGATTGAGAAACTCAAAGAAGAATACGGAGAGAGCGTCCATTTAATGGCAGGCAACGTTGCGTCTCGCGAGGGATATGATCGATTATCCGAGTGGGGCGCAGACAGCATCCGTGTCGGCATTGGCGGTGGATCGATCTGTTCTACCAGGATCCAAACAGGACACGGATGTCCTACCTTTCAATCTATTTTGGATTGTGCTGAATCGGAGTATGACACGACAATCATTGCTGATGGTGGTATGAAGACATCTGGCGATATTGTGAAAGCATTGGCTGCTGGTGCTGACTTTGTTATCCTCGGCTCTCTCCTTGCCGGTACGGCTGAAACACCAGGCGAACTCTTTGAGGGCAAGAGAGGAAAGAAGTACAAAGTCTATCGCGGAATGGCTTCGAAGGAAGCACAGAAGGATTGGCGAGGTACACACTCCTCTAACGAAGGCGTCTCAACAACGGTTCCCTTCAAGGGTCCAGTTGCAGAAGTGCTAGGGGATTTGGAGAACGGTATTCGCAGCGGACTGTCCTATTCTGGTTCTCGGACCATTTATGGGATGCAGTTCAAGGCTCAATTTGTGAAACAAACAAACGCCGGCCAAGTTGAAAGCTCAACTCATATTTTGAGGAGATAGTGACTAAGAAGCTTCCAAAATATGGCGAAGATTATAAGAAAATTATGTTTTATGATTCTGATAAACGACATGCAGACTTAAAGATACGGCTGCAGTATGATGGGTTGAAGCAGAATGAGTTCTTTAGGGCCGTTATGACAGCATATTTAGAAAAAGACGATGATTTTATGAAGTTTATTGATCGCTATAGGAAAGATAATGAAATAATGGACAAGACTAAGTTGCGCAAACAAAACAAAACGAAAACACAAGAGAAGGAGAACAAGAAGAAATTTACGCTTAAAGAAAAAGAGATTGAAAGTATATTTGATTTATTGGAGGAGGAACATCCAGATTTATGAGAGAATGTGCAAAAAGATGTGAAGAGCTAAATACCAGCTGTCCCTGTGGAGACTGCAGGTTGTGGATTGATCATGAAGAAGATTTTAACTGCACTCTTCACGCTGTCAAGAACAATCACGACGGCGAGCTAACACTGCGTGAGGTTGCCGACAGGATAGGTGTTAGCTTCGTGAGGGTAAAACAAATACAAGACAAGGCTGAAAAAAAAGTTGTTAATTTACTTAAGAAACAGAAAGCTTACTAAAAAAGTGTTTTTATAAAACATAATACTATTTATAAGAGAAAGTTCTTTATTGAAGGAGGCTTAGGAACAATGTCAAAGAATGGAAAGAAATTATTGAATGAGGGCACAATTCGCCGGTTCATGAAATTGGCCGAAATCGACACTCTTAGTGATCAGTTTGTTGGTACGTTGTCTGAAAAATATGAGCTAGACGAGGGCGGCATGCCCTATAACAGGGATGAGGGTGATGACCGTGTCGTAGCAGAGGAAGAAGAGCCGGCATTTGACATGGCTGACGAGGAAGAGGGTGCAGAGGATCTCGAAGCAGAACTGCCCCCCGAACCAGAAGCGGCGCCTGCAGCTGCTGGAGATGCCGAAGCTATCTTTACAGATATTGTTGATCGCATCATTGCCGTTGCTGGAGAGCACGGTGTTGATATGTCGCGGGAAGGCGGCGAAGCTGAAGAGGCCCCCCCGGAAGCTGAGATGCCGGCCGAAGATGACCTGGATATGGCCACAGCTGGAGAGGAAGACCTCTCTGGTGTAGAGCTTGATGATGAGGACGATGAAGATGCTATGGTTGCCGAGATTACCCGACGCGTGAGCGCTCGGCTCATGAAGGAAAGCCGCAATGATAAAATGGCAGATGAACTTGCCGGCAAAATCATGAACCGCATCAAGAACTCTTCTCAGAAATAAAAATGGATTCTCCTTTTCGCGAGAAAAGAGAAAGATTAACAAAGCACTTTCAAGAACAGATACCTGGTTTTGAAATTTTAAGCAAGAAAGAAAGCCCTCTTTTGAGGGTTCTTTCTAAGCTCCTCTTCTTCAATAAGAAATTTCTCACCGGTTACGTCACGACATTGTATCCTAAAGTCTATGTGCCCGAGCTACCATGGCGCGAAAAAGATCACGTCGCCGCCATGGCAACTCTTGCTCATGAATATGTTCACCTGAAAGATAGGAAAAGGATGTGGTTGTTTTTCAACTTCCTTTATCTTTTTCCACAAAACCTTGCTCCATTTGCCCTGCTTGGGGTCTTTGACAGCAATCCATGGTGGTTCCTCTGTCTCCTGTTCCTCCTTCCGATACCAAGCCCGACAAGGGCATGGTTGGAGTTCAGAGGGTACCGCATGACCTTGGCAGTATGGGTCCACTTCCTTCAAGATAAATTAGATACCGGCCGATTTGTGAATTCAATTGTTGACAGAAATTTCGCAAGTTCCGCTTACTATTGGATGTTCCCATTTAAGCGATATTTGATTAAGAAGTTCTATGTTCATCACGATAAGAGGATGAGCATTCCAGAGATTCGAGAAGTCCTGGAAGTTATAGAAAAAGATTAACAACCCCCAACAAAAGAAGTATAATGATTGCTAATAATAAGGAGATAGCTATGTCGTACATTAAGGCAGAATATATTTGGTTGGATGGCACAAGGCCGACAGCACAAATAAGAAGTAAAACAAAGATCATCAAACCACTTCATTCAATTAAAGCCCGGCCCCCGATTTGGGGCTTTGATGGTTCAAGCACAAACCAGGCACCCGGTGACGCATCCGATTGTGTCCTAAGCCCGGCTTATGTTTGCGCAGATCCAATTCGAGGTGGAGACGATCTCCTGGTTCTATGTGAGGTTATGAACACAGACGGAACACCACACGAATCCAACACCAGGCATGCCTGTGCTGAGACACACGAAGCACACAGAGAACAACAGATGCTTTTCGGGTTGGAACAGGAATACACATTCTTCAAGGACGATCGCCCTCTTGGTTTTACGACGAACCAGAAGGAGCAGGGCGACTTCTATTGTGGTGTCGGAGCAGATAACATCTTCGGGCGCGCCATCGCTGAAGAACACATGGGCGCATGCCTACTCGCCGGCATCGACATCTCAGGGATCAACGCCGAGGTGATGCCAGGACAGTGGGAGTTCCAAGTTGGTGCTGTGGGTTCGCCCAGAGTCGCTGATCAGCTCGTCATTGCTCGCTGGTTGTTGATGAGAATCGCAGAGAAACACGGTGTCACAGTATCTTTTGCCGGCAAACCAGCCGCAGGAGATTGGAACGGCGCAGGCTGTCATGCCAACGTTAGCAGCCTTGATATGCGACGGTCGTATGCTGCCTGTGTTGATGCCTGCGTGGCTCTTGGTGAGCGGGCAAGCCACCACATTGAGAACTATGGCCATGGGATTGAAGAGCGTTTAACGGGCAAGCACGAGACTTGTAGCTATACTGAGTTTCGCTATGGTGTCTCCGATCGTGGAGCATCTGTTCGGATTCCTTGGCAAGTTGAGAGAGAACAAAAAGGTTATATTGAAGATCGTCGACCAAATGCAAACTGTGATCCCTATGTGGTCACTAGGCTGCTAACAGAAGCGATCTGCGAGGAGTAATATGGATATTCAAGGAAAAATCGATTATAATAAGAAATCTGCAAGCAAACATGGTTGGGCTCCCAACTGGTTTGGTGCTGAAGGATATGATGAAGATCTAGTGGAGAGAATTGCAGAGTTTCAGAAAGATCATGGTTTAGACGCCGATGGTCTTTGTGGTCCGATGACTTATGCGAGAGTATTAACAGGACGAGAGGCAAATGCCGACACAGATCATATCATTTGTAATGGAGAAGAAGTCAAGCTTGATTGGGATAAAACGATTAGTTTGTTTCATGCAGACCATAAGCGCTTGCCAGGCAATTGCTATGACTTTAGGCTTGATGTTCGACAGCCAACAATGGTTGTGACGCATTGGGACGCAGCCCTATCGGCAGATTCTTGCTATAGGATTTTAAAGAAGCGCGGCATCTCTTCTCATTTTGTTATCGATAATGACGGTACCATTTATCAAATGGTTGATACAAAACATGTTTGTTGGCACGCCGGCATCCGTTCTGTCAACAAGGCAAGCATTGGCATCGACTTTTCAAATGCCTATTACACCAAGTATCAGGACTGGTATACACGAAGAGGTTTCGGAGAAAGGCCCATTCTAGAGGGCGTGAAGACACACGGAAGAAGCATGGATCCTTTCTTGGGGTACTATCCTGTTCAGCTTGAAGCGTACAAAGCATTGCTTAAAGGTTTGAACGAACATTATGGAATTAAATTAGAATGCCCCCTTGACGAGAATGGCGAACTACTTACTACAGTTGATGACACGGCAGCAGCTG